TCTTTAGCCTATCAAGTGCTTTTTTAGTCTCGTCAAGTGTAGCATCTGCTTCGGCTGCTACCCCTTCTGGATCAAACCCAAACATCTTAGCAGTCTCTTCGGTAGCCTGTGCCATACGCTCCTCGTCATATAGATGAGTTGCTTCATCAATTAGACCTAGAGCTTCGAGGCCGAATGTAATAGCATCTATTGAGGACAGAATCATCTTCATAGGGATGTTCATAAAGTCCATAATCCCTAACGCTATCTTCTTGTTACGCTCGGCTGCTGCTATTTGTGACTCCTTCAAGAGCCTCTGCTGTTCTAGCTGTAGCTCCGTAGCAGCGATGACCTCGTTAGTCTGCTGTATCTTCAAGTCTCTGATCTCACGCTCAGACATACCCTGTAGCCTTAGTGAGTTCTCAGTCGCTTGAGTAGCCTCTAACTGCTCCTCCGCTAGGCGGACCGACTCTTTAGCATCCTCTACTAGTTTCTTTTGCTCTTCCGATGCACCGCTTATAAAGCCAACTATATCATCCCAATAGGCTACTAATAGACCTACGGCAACGACTAAAGCACCAATCCCTGTAGAGATAAGTGCCTTCTTCAATGCTCCTGCTCCTGCTGTCGATGCTCTAAAGGCTGTAACGGCAGACTTGCCGAAGGACTGAATACCACCGATGACACCTTTAACGCTTGAGGCTAGACCTCCTGTCGCTTGGTCTAGTATACCAAAGGCTGCATCTCCTGCACTCTCTACCCCTTCTAGGGCTTCTGACATACCGCCAATAGCTTCTGCTGCGCCATCTACCGCAGTCTTAGCTCCTTCGGCATTGATGCCTATCTCTATCTCCGTTTTAACAGCCATTTGATATGTTGTTTAGCTTCTTTCCAATTAGTAACCATCTTGTGCTTACCCTTCGCTATTAGCACATCTTCGGTGATGTGATCCGCATACGGCAGCTGCTCTATGATGAATTTTAAGTCCATTGTCTTACTATTATATAACCCTAGCCCCTAGCCTTGAGGTCGTTTATACATCATTCAATAGCTCTAGGTTCGCCTCCCTAGTGCGTAGGTTCATCTGAATTTGATTGATGACAAAGCGGTAGCCGTTCCAGACTAGCTTATCGTTCATCTTCAATTGGCATATAATATCCAGAGGGAGGATAGCCCTAAAGGTATATAGCCTCCTGCTGACAGAGTATAGGTCTGTGATGTAGTTCTCCCAATAGCCACTATAGAGCGTTGTGTTAAATGCCTGATTGTGGTAGGGGTCTATGTTCAGACCGAAGGTCAGCATCCTAGTCACGCTTGTGATGGTGTCGCTATTGACATTCGCTACGAAGTTAATCTGGTCTACCCTTCCGTGTGTACCGCTCCCCGTATCTCCTGCCTCATCTATGAAACCGATAGGATAGCTACTGATGTCCTTAGTATTGGACGAGTAGAAGATCATAGGTGCGCCTATGTAGGGCTTCAGCTCCTTATCTATAGACGAGCCTATGAGGAAGTCTACATTGGTCACAGGACTAGCCCCTGTGTCTACTAGCTTCTCAAACTTGAGCAGCTCAAAGGTGGTCTGGTTGAGTAGCTCCCCTCCATCGAAGGAGAAGTCAGCTCGTAGATCACCATAGGCTACGCCTCCATTGGTCAGCCTGTGGGCATTCATCAGTTCACTATCTGCTAGTTGATGCTCTAGCTTTATCCTTCTATATAGCTCTGGCTTCGATACCTTGCGTGTAGTGATGTCTGTGTATTTGGTGATGTCGTACTGACCACCATCAGCATACCAATCGTCTAGAGGCTCTATGGTGAAGGCGGTAGTGCTTGTAGGCTCAAGGCTGAGGTTAAACATCTTGATAAGCCCTATGATAAAGTCGCTCACCTTCTGCTCTGGCATCTGGTCTGCGATGATCACCTCCTGAGTCACAGTCTGCCCTGTCGAAGTGGAGGCAGTCCAATACACATTAGTAGGATTAGTAAACTCCCTACCCGATGCACTTACCGAAGTGATAGAGGTATTGGTAGTAGCAGGTAGGTAGCGCATCTGGATACGATCCCCTGTGCTTAGGCTGTTGAAGTATATCTCCTCATCCGTTACATTGCCACTATGACTTACTGCCGTAAAGAACACATCGTTGATGTAGAAGTGGAATTGGTAGTCATCCGCACAGGTTGCGCTGTATCTCCAGATGAACCTGTCGTAGGTAGAGGGTATGGTTAGCTCGTCTGTGGTCGTATCAAATCCTGATCCTGTAGCAGAGGTAAAGTCTACCGCTTGTGCTTGTTCAAAGCCTGTGGCTTGACCCTCAAACATATACCCCTCCCTGCGGTGACACCACATATACAAGTCTGTGAACTCTGCACTAGCGAAGAAGTCGCTGTTGAAGGTTATGCTGTATTTTCTCTCTATGGCATCTATGATACGAGCCAACCTGATGGCTGGTTTAAGCTCATAGTACCAGATGCCGTGAGTATCATTGGTCGTATGGTATGCGATGTTGTAGTCATCGTGAGATGAGCTACTGCTATCGTAGAACCATTCCTCCTTTGGAGAGATGAGGGGGTAGATGATATTGCGACTGCTCAAGCCGCTCTCTAGCCCTGTCTTGATGTTTGCCCCTGTGTAGTCGTGGTCATATGTTGATAGGTCGAGGTCTGTTAGCTGATCCTCCCCGAATAGGTCAAGCAGATTCACCCCTGCCGAGTAAAACACTATCTCATAGCTGCTAGATCTATCCCCCTGCATATTGACAGCTACAAGCTCAATGCTCCCTACCCTAAAGGTCTCCTTATTGAGCAATATGGTAGCAGACTGCCGTAGGGCAGCTGAGAAGCCACCGCTCACATCAGCGTTATAGTAATGCTTGAATACTGCGTTATTGGCTTTTGATGCTGGTACGCTGAAGCTCTGCGTATAGTCCGTATACACCTTGCTGATGTCCTGTATGTTCTGGACATTGAGCGTAATGTTTACATCCTCATCATTGAAGGTATCTAGCTTCTCCGAGCCTATGTATATCTCTATCATAGCATCGCATTCTGAGTAGTGGCAAATTCTACCTCTATAGTATAGTTGATAGTCTTCTCGTTGATATGCTTCTGTAGCACTAGGCTATTGTTATTAATGGTGATAGCCCTCTGTGACTGATCAATGTCGTAGGTCGTGCCTGAGCGTTGCGTGGTGCGGTTGATGACCATAAGCACATACTCGCTCATAAGGAGCTGCTCCATCACCTCACGATAGTCCTCACTAACGAAGCCCGTATTTAATATCATACGCTCCCTAGCCTCGTGGTTGTAGGTACGCATCCCTCTAGCCTGATCTCCCCAAGTGTACCCAGAGGCAGAGGCAGAGCCTATAGTACTGCGGTACTTCTCTTTATTGACAGATAGCGTAGAGTCGCTACGCTTAAAGAAGGTGATGTTATCCCACGCTCCATAGCGATTCACGAAGTACAAGCTCACAGGATCAAACTTAGCCTCGCACTCATTATACACACGCATAGACTCTATGACATCGCCAAAGCCATCTAGTAGCTGTATGTCGTAGTACTTGGCGTTGTAGGGTGCTGTGCCTAGCAGTCCGTTTCCTGCTTTCCAATTAGACAGGTTGGCAATACCAGCAGGGAACAGAAGCACACGCTCCTCTACTGCCGTGCCATATACATCAGACTCCGTTACTGCATATTGGTAGCTCGTGCCGTCATCGTTCAGCACCTTGATAGTAGCTAACCCAATGTTGCAACAGCTCAAGGATTCCACCGTGCCACCATCTGCCTCTACTCTGTCCCTGTATCCGTAGATGATATCTAGCCCCTCTCCGTGTAGCCCTAAGAATATAGGCATCATAAAGGCATCTGTATCGTAGGCATAACGCTCGTACTTCTGGAGGATAGGTTTTGTGATGTTGGCGTTAGCCCCCTCTACGAACTTGCCGTAGCCATAGGTAGCAATGAATACATCCGTAGACCCTGTGTCGTTTACTACAAATGGGTCATCTAAATACTCAATGTCATAGTCTACCTGTACCCATAGCTGTGAGTCTGGTGAGTTGATGACTAACGACTCCTGCGTGAGCTTAGAGATGCGGTTGTTAAACTCGTTCTCTAATAGTGGTGCAATATCAGCAGTAGGGTATGAGTCTACGAATCCAGATTGCCTATCTATGGTGTAGATAGGGGTAGCAGGTTTAGCGGTCTCCTCTCCTGTCCACGCATATACCTCTAGGTTGAAGTATCGTATGTCACTTGCTGCTACGCCTGTGCCGTCCCAAGTGATGAAGATAGGGCTGCGTACTCCTACTAGTCCTGTTGGGCTATTTACTGCCATCTTTGTATTTCTTGTTTAGTTCGTTTATGCTATGCTCTAGGAAGTCCTCTACATCTAGTGCATAGGCTTGGGTTACCTCTCGTGGTAGTCTATTGAATCCGAGCTTAAAGGGTCTGCTGTAGAAGTTACTAGCAGGGATGCCTCGCTTCTTGATGCTCTTGGCTATCGTCCACGCTGTGCTGTTGTAGCTCTCAAACCTACCCCTGTTGTCCCTAAATTGGATCTTCCGTTGGCTGACCCATTTCTCTATTGCAGATACGGGAGGCATAGTACCTGCCTTACGGCCCTTGTCTACCCACTCCCCGTATTCCTCCATTAGGAAGTCGAACTTGATGCTATTGGGCATCACCTGAAGCTTGTAGTCTATAGACTTGTATAGCTCCTTGCTTACATTCTTCTTCTTGCGTGTGAGGTTCTTTCTAGACTCTCGGACCAAGTACTTACCGAACTTGTCCATAGCCTTCTTGAGGTTGTCCTTCTTGACCTCTTGCATACTTGGAGTCTTCTGCTCGGCCATTAGCAGATGTTGTTAGGGTTGATCGCCTCTATCTGGAGGGTAGTCATCCACCCACATACATTAGCCTCGTAGTCCTCATCAAAGGGCTGGGCTAGTGGGTCGTTCACCAATCTAAAATAAGCATCGTACTCCGTACCTCTCCTGAAGGTAGCTAGGATCTCAGAGAGGGTAGCTAGTGTTCTATGGTAGATGTCTTGCTTCATCATACCCCCCTCGTATAGGTCCTTCGACTCTTTGCTGTAGTCTACCACATCCATAAGCAATATGTCAAACTCATAGGTAATGGTGCGCTCGTTGAGTGTAGCGTTGCCTGTGATGATATGCGCCAGAGGGTACATATCCATCTTGCGGAAGTCTAGGTCAAAGATGTTGCCCCAGCTCACTTGGTTGATGTGGTCGTTGGATTCGGCTGCTGATTTAAGTGCCTCAGTTATTTGGTAGTATCCTTTCTTCATACAATTAAAAAACCCCATCCGCTAAAGATGGGATAAAAAAAGAGAGAGCCGTAGCCCTCTCTCAACCAAACCTATCTAGCAAGTAACTAGATTCCCAAATGTATCTCCTCTTCTTCGTCCTCTTCTTCGCAGTCACACTTCCAATCGTCATCGCTATACTCACCGCAGATACCGCAGTAGCGTTCTTGGTAGTCTTGGTAGGCTGCTAGTTCCCAATCTAAGTAGCTCATATCACACTAGGCTAAAGAGGTTAGACAATGAGAACGGCTCGTAAGGGAAGAAGATGCTGTGTAAGTCCATCGCTTCCTTAATGGTCAGCCCTAGCATTGTGCTGTTATGCTCGAGGGCGTACTTCAGTAGCTTCCCTGTAGTAGGGTACTTGTCTGCCTCCTCTTGGAGCTGCGCTCTATGAGGCTCTGTTAGTTGTTGGTACAAGGTCATCTCTCTTGTGTTTTGATTAGTATATAGCAATAATACACAAAAGATTCTTAATAACCTATATTTTTTTTGAGTTGCTCATCGACTTTTCCACATCGGCCTTATCCATCACGAACTCTAGGTAGGTGAGACAGGTACGCATAGGGAGGTCGGTTACCTCGTCAAACTTCGTGAGATCCCCTCGAGCAATCTGATGGACTGCGCTATACCAACCCCACTTTCTGCCGAATTGGGTTGCTCTGTCGAAGGTTGGCTCATCTCCTGATCCTTCTGTGAAGATCGTAGGAAAGTTATCAGCAAGGCGATTTCTAAACGATAAAAAAAAACCAAGCAACCTAGTAGGATGTTTGTACCAAGCTCACCGAAGCCTTCGCCTGTATGCTTATCAGGGTCGTAGTTCTCTATGAGGTACTTGCCGTACTTGGTAGAAGAGATAGGACGGTAGAGGATACCTAGCACCTTCTCTGCGTTCTTGTATGGCTCTTTGAGTAGTATGTCTAGATCTACATACTCCCCCATACTGATGTCCTCTATCTTGGGATGGAAGCCGTAGGTGACTCCCTTATGCTTGAAGGTTTGGACCAACTTAGGTATCTCCTGTAGGACTACGCCTAGCTGATTGCGTAGGCTGTTCTTGTCTGCTACCTTCATCCTCTCCTGTTGATCAGGAGTAAGACCGCAGAAGTGATAGAGGGCTTGTTCATCACCGTTCTCCTCATTCGCCATAGCGATGAACTTCTTGTACTTGCTGATAGGGATGTCTGCAAGGGATTCGGGGATTGTGATCTTAACGGATTGCGTAGCGTCCATAGTTAGGTTTGCTTAGTTTGTTGTATACTCCATATCTTGCGGCATCAATAAGGTGATTCCACTTATCCTCTGGCTTGTTGAGGAGGTTGCCGTTCTTATCCTCCATCCATCTATAGTTCTCCATCTCCTTCATAAGGTTAGCCCCTACGATGTGGAGCTTGTAACGCTTGAGCATATCTATACCAGCGTTCACGCTATCTACTCCCTTAGCGGTAGGCTTGATGTTCCACCCCATACGGTGCAGCTCCTCTATACTCTTAGGCTCTGCCGAGTCTGCGAATATCTCCTCGTATCTACCTACCCCTACATCATAGAAGCGAGTAGACAAGTCTTGGTTGGTAAGGTTGGTGCTGTATAACATCTCCTCGAAGTAGAGGCTGTTCCCGTCTTGGTAACACCTCACCAGAGCAGAGGGGTCGTTGGTGAATCCAAAGTCAAGACCATAGGATAGGAACTTAGCTGTGCTAGGCACTTGCTGTATGGTTGTGAATTGGAATACCTGCGCTCTGTTAGTGCCTCGCTCTCCTAGTCCATAGACTCTCCAATAATGCTCGTCCGTCTCCTTGAGTCTCTCAATCTCGTCCTTTATCGTCTCGTCTAGGAAAGGATTGTCTAGGTAGGTAGTCTGGTAAAAGTCCACATCCTCACGAGGGATGACCCTGTCATAGATCCAATGGTAAGTATCAGAGGGGTTGTAGTCGAGTATGATTCTGCCGTTGGTACGGAACACTATCTGCTGCCAATCCTCAAAGCTCAACTCGTTAGCCTCGTTCAGGAAGGCTAAGTCTCTCTTGCGCCCTCGTATCTTTTGTGGTTGGTCTAGCGACACGAACTCTACTAGGTTGCCGTTGAGTATGTACTCGCTGTTGGACTTGTTGTGGTTGTCCTCCCTATATAGGTCGTACTGCTTGAGGATGTCTAGGAAGTCTCTCATCACAGATGATCGTACTGCTGGGAAGGTCTTACGAGCAATGGTAATTGTCTTGCCTGTGTTCTTGGTGCAGTAGTAGAAGATAATCCAGAGTATGATGTTGTAGGTCTTACCACTACGAGTACCTCCCTGTTCTACGACTATCTTCTTCTTTGACCTCTTGAGATGAGTG